ATACTAACCAAAGAAAGGCCGAGGTAGACCCTCGGGTTCATTATTATGGCAAATTTTTCAGACTTTAAAAAGAAAAGCAAAAACTCAGTCGCATCTCTTACGGAGCGTCTTGATAAGATGACCTCCAAGGAAAGTTATAAGGATGATCGGCTCTGGAAGCCGGGAATCGACAAGGCTGGTAACGGATATGCTGTAATTCGTTTCCTCCCCGAAATTGATGGTGAAGATACTCCATTTGTAGCGGTGTACAGCCATACCTTTAAGGGCAAGGGTGGTTGGTTCTATGAAAACTGCCCAACCACCATTGGCGAAAAGTGTCCGGTTTGCGCAGCAAACACAGAACTTTGGAACAGTGGTATTGAAGATGACAAGAACATTGCGCGAAACCGCAAGCGTAAGCTTACGTACATTTCAAATATTCTTGTTATTGAAGATCCTGCAAACCCAGAAAATAAGGGAAAGGTTTTCCTCTATCAGTATGGTACCAAGATTTTCCAAAAGATTCAAAGCCTTGCTCACCCAGAATTTCAAGATGAAGTTGCGGTAGATCCTTTCAACTTCTGGACTGGTGCAGATTTTAAGATCAAGATTCGAAATGTCGGTGGTTATGTAAACTACGACAGAAGTGAATTTTCTTCACCTGCGCCACTGCTCGGTGGGGATGATAAGAAGCTTGAGGAAATTTGGAAGAAGCAGTATCCACTAAAGCCTTTTGTAGATAAGAGTCAGTTTAAGAGCTTTGCTGAACTTCAAGAAAGACTCAAGAAGTCTGTAGGCGATGATATTCGCTCTCAATTTACTGAATCAAAGAATATCGAAGATGATGTTGAGGAAACTGTCGTTGACAACATAGAAGAAAAAGATCCACTTCAGTATTTCTCTGAAATGGATAACGATTGAAAAAAGCCCCGAAAGGGGCTTTTTTTATTTAAACCCAAATAGGGGCATTTGTTATTTTACTTAATCTATCGTTAAATACTAGATTTGTTAAAGTAAATGTAGGACGCTGTTCAGAAAGTTCTTTCGAATTTGGTTGATTATTCATTTTATTTGTTATATCTTCAGAAATTTTATTCACTGCAGGAATTAAATTTTGATCAACTAAATTTTGTAATTTTTCTGTTCTCTGTGCCAATAACAAATTTTTATCTCGTTCAATTATAGAACTTTTGTCTTCAACATTTGGACTTATCTTTGTCTGTGCTTCGACCATTGGTTGATTTTGAGCAGACATCAAAATAGTTTCAGGTGCCTGTATTTCAAGAAAACTGCTTCTAACTTTTTCTGTAGAAGATATATAGTTTTCACTTTCTATTAATGGGGAAAGGATATTTGATTCGGCATTTACATTTATTTTTAATTCATTATCTGCCATATTGTTGCTCCATCTCTCTTCGTTGTTGCATTAATTTTTCATTGTGATCTGCAACAAGTTTTACATATATTTCTCTTTCCCAGAAATACATATCATCTAAATTGTTCAAACTCCATTTTCCAGAATTTATTAAATTAAAATTTGTGACATAATAATCTCTCAAATCAAAAAACTTTAGCGAAAGGTAAAAAAAGTTAGTCTACCAGACACCTCCACTTCTTTACCTTCTTCAAGTAAATTCATGTAAAGTTCTGGATGTTTAATTTTTTCTATTTTATTTAAAAATGAAAGAGGAAGATTATCTACTAATTCTTTAACTTCTTTTGAAACAAATTTTTCTAAATCGTATACTTCATTTTTAAATGAAATACTTTCAATCAATGCTTTTATATAAGAAACATTATCATTTACATCTACGTTTAATAATTTTTTTAAAGTCGGTGTAGTAATAGATAATTGAAGTTTACCACATTCTATTATTTGATTTTTTATCAGTGTATTTTTAAATTTAATGTCATTGATGTTAACTTTTATTGGTTTACTATTTACAATTAAATTTAATTGTTCTTCTACGCTTTTTGATCTTATTTGAAGAAACAAATATTCTGCATCAGCTAGACACAAATTTTCAATTTCTTTTAAATCACAGTTTGTTTTTAAAACATCAATTAAACTTCTAATTGCTAGGCTAGAATTGTTTTCTTGAAGTATTATTGATATATTTTTTGCATCTTTTACTCTAAATGGTGTAAACGACACTTTCTTTTTGCAGAAAGGAAGTTCACATTCATACCAAGGTAAAACAGAATTTATTTTTTCTTTTAAATCGTTCATAATTGAGTATTAGTAAAATTGTGTACATAATCACGGAAACCAAACAATACACTATAAGTCATATAACTGTCATTTTTTAACATGGTCATCATAACTGGTTGGGTTTCTACTGGAAATACCTCATAATAAGTTATACTGCTGTTTACATTTCCATTTGGATCCAATATGTTTATAACCATACTGACGTTTTTTATGGCTTGATCATAATAAGGCAATACAAATGGGTTTCTGCCATCACCACTGCTATTTTGTCTACTAGAAAAGAAATAATTAAACCAATCATTAAAGAAGCTTAATATGTAATTATCATTAGTTACTGGAAAGGTTACTAGAACCCCATTACCACCTGCCATCAATTGCTGACTTCGGGGGACGAATCTACCAAAACCAAAACCATTTAAATTATCTTGAGCAAAATTTAAAGTTCTTGGAGCCATGTCAATTTGTTGGGCTTGTATCTCTATTGTCTGATTATAAGAAGGAACATTAAAAAACGAGACATTAAATCTATTGGTAAGTTGTAAACCACCATGCCTATCAACATAGTTTTTTATTTGTTGAATTGAATTAAAGCTGCTCATTGGCAAAAATCTCTTTTTCTGTTATTATTTTAAATTCCATTCCGTGTTTATCGCAGTAAGCCTTTGCAGCTTTCCATTTTGCTTGGTTAATAACCCAAGTAATTTTTTCTTTTTTGGATGCATTTTCTTTTAAATAAGTTTGTTTTTTTGGTTTTACTTCAATCATCCAAGATTTTTCTTTTGATCCATCAGTAAATTTTATCAAAAAGTCTGGAAAATAATTGTGCACTTTTTGATCAATCGGACTCATATACGGTACTACGACTTCTTCAAACGACCATTTTTGAACATTATTATTTTCATCACAAAACTTACATATATTTCTTTCCCACAGTGAACGACAAGTTATTTTTGTGGCATCGCCAACATACTTTTCAACATTTTTTGGTTTAAAAGTTGTTCTGTAGGCCATATGAATATTTATCATAAATATTTAATATGGCTAGACTTTCCTACCAATATCCTAGCACATCTCCTTATATCGAAGAACAACCGCTTTGGATTACTTTTTCTGCTTCTACCTACTCTCTTGTTAATAGAGATAGAACAAGAGATATTCTTTGGAACAGACGATTTGCAGACCTTACACTTCCGATGCCAAAAGTTCCTGGATATTCTTTAAAACATGAATTTGGTGAAGGAACAAATCCTGTTGGACCTGTTCTGTCCATGGGTGCAGTCGCAAATAGTGGTGGGTTTAAAAATTTTGATACTCTTTGGAACCGAATATTGGCTCCAGATGTAGCTGCTACTGAATATATGTATTCCACATCTACTTATAGAAGATTTTCAAATATAAGTGAATACACAATGGTTTCAGAAGCAAGAAGAGTATATGCTTTTGATTATATATTTGCACCAAAAAACGATGCGGATAGCATTCAAGTAGAAAATATAATTGGAACTTTTAGAAAATCTTCCTATCCAACTGTGGCAAATGGTTTACCGGAAAGAACTTACCCACAAAATTTATGGACAATTGGAGTCAGCCGTGGTTTTTCAAGTAATCCAAATCCCACTGGACCCCGAACAGATTTAACAGCCAATTGGTTAGGCGAACCACTTCCATGTGTTTTGCAATCAATGGTTGTAAAAAAGAATGACGACAGCGATCCAGTTTTACGCCTATTGCCAAATAATTTATCAAATGTAACTTTATTGGGACTAGTATTTGTAGAGTTTGAAACAGGATCTTATGATCCCATTAGAAATTCACTTTTGTCGAAATCCGAAGTTTCGTTTAATAGTTTTGGAACAAGTTCAACATAAAAATGAAATACTCAACCAACTTACCAGCAAGAACTTATACAACAACAATAGGAGATTTCAATATAATTGATCTCTGCAGTTATTATACTTTAGATGATACAAACTTTGAAAAAGTAAACATTCCAATTGATA